GGTCGCGACGACTTTGCTTTGCCACCAGATCTCGAACTGCCGCCGGCTATAGAGGGAAAGATGAGAATTAAAAAATCAGAACTAAGTCGACTCATTCGTGAAGCTATTATTGATGAAGCGGGTTACGGGATTCAATCGACAACTCGCAAGTACAATGTAGGTGACATAGTAAGGTACAAAACCCTGGGCGGCGACGAGCGAATAGTCAAAGTTGAGTATCGTATAACAGATGACGAAGAGGCAGAAGATTTAGAGCGCAAGGTCGAGTATAACCCTGATGGGATTAAGAATGGTTACCCGGGATTCGAAGGCACTATAGTATTGGGCAAAGAAAAGGGTCGTCAAGCTTGGGGCTATGACAGAGATATAATTAGGATAGAATCATGAAAATCACTAAATCAAGACTACAACAGATTATCAAGGAAGAGGTTCAACTTCTCAATGAGTTTAGAATTCCTCGGGGATTTATAAAAATAAGCAGACCTAGCGATGTTAACTTCTTGCTAAAGCAGGAACGTGATGGGACCATCGGCCCGATGCAGTGGAATATAAACAACGGTGTAATTGTTATCATTCCAGAGACTGGCGCTCAACACGCCTCCGTCTACGTTACAGAAAGAGCTGGAGGCAGAGAAGATGCTAAACGGACAGTTCCGGAAGCAGAAGCCAGAGGCTCTTTGGACGCCGAAGGTTATAAACGAAACACGAACATTTACGTGCCGCTTTCAAACCCTGGGTTTGAAAATTAAAGCTAGGGGATAGACATGAAAGATCTTTATGTAGTAATTGCAAACTTCGGCCGAGGACAACAGAGTCTATGGCCTCGCATGCGTGATTCTAGAAATGAAGGAGCGCCTATCTTTGGTGATGCAGATCCCAACACATCTAGTGGAATAGCAGGCCTCTACACAAAAGCAGAGGCAGATGCAATCGTTTCAGACAATTCCGAGAGAGGTTACGGCGCGCCGCACTATCATGCGAAATCTCTTGCAGTAGCACACGAATTTGCGCAAGGTTTGGCAGCCAATCTTATAAGACAAGTACAACAGAATAACCTAAGAGAAAATAAGATGATTCGTATTAAGAAGTCAGACTTAAAGAAGTTAATTCGCGAAGCACTGATTAAAGAGGGGCATCAAGATATTATTGTCAACTCATATGAAAATGTGGATGATTATAATGTGCTTGCCAACTATGCGCTAACAGGTGATATTGCCGGCGCACTTGCTGACCCTGCGCTCAAACCATATGTCGATAAAAACGAAATGGGTTGGGTAGTCGATGAAGCCGGCGGATGGTTCGAAAAGGTTGGTGAATGGGATGAAATGCCGGCGCCAGAAGGTTGGGATCGTGATAAAGCATATCAGTTCTTGACAGATCTTGAAAACGCAGCTTGGAAAGTATACGACAAGCAGGCACAGGCAGCGATTAAGGGTGATCCGGATAGAGAATTTTTAGAGTTCTTAGGCAACCAGTGGACAAGCATGATAGAGCCCAATGACTTGCCAGGCATCAAGTGGAAAGTGTATAAGAGGTATATTCGTCTTAAGCCACCCAGCTCGATATCACACGGTGTTGGAGAAATCAATATTTCTAAAGAAGATATTAAAGCGCTCTATCCAGGTGCTTACGAAGACTTTACAGACTTTTTAACTACACGGACAGGCGGTCAACTTGGAAGACGTGCACCGACCCGCAGATCACCACCCCCAGTTTACGATTGAGATCACAAGGAATAGTACGATGAAAATTACAAAAAGACAACTCAAGCAGATTATTAAAGAAGAGCTCTCAAGAGACTTACGAGAAAGTGAAATCGATCGTGACGAATCGGGACAATTCCCAGACGAGAGTGGCGACATACCCACTCCAAAAAGCGCAGCCATAGTAGACATCTTGGATTCAGATTCTATGTATGATTTGTTAATTGATGCAGTAGAGGCTCATCTCACGAGAAATAACAGGTCGAGACTGGGACAACAAGAGGTCGAAATGATGAGGAACGCTTTACAGAGTGCTGTTTCAAACCTCGAGGATGATTACTCATGAAAATTACAAAAAGACAACTAAGAAGAATTATTAAAGAAGAGATCGATAGAGTTTTAAACGAATCAGATTATCAGCGCGTCCATTTAGACAAAAGCATTCAAGCTGAAATGATTCAATATCTACTTGACCAGGGCGTGTACAAAGAATCCCTTCGAAGACATGCGCAAGTAAATGGTGAGTGGGTAAAGCTGGATCCTCCAGAATCTTATGAACCGCGAATGATTGATCCGTTTTCTGGATATACTTCAGATGCAAGAAAAGCGCTTGAAGCCGCTGGCAAATGGGACGAGCTCGACGTTTCAGCAATGCATACTGTCTTAAATAATATGATCGATTAAGTGTAACGCTCTTCTGCATGTGTTATTATATTAATAACTACAACTAAGAGGTAATTCGATGATTCAATCTGAGACACAAATTTATTGCGACATGGACGGCGTTCTTGTCGACTTTGAAGCAACCGCTATTGCGCTTCTAAATGCTGCGCTTGACAACGAACGTCTTTCAATGATCCCGGTCAGGAAGGCTTTCTTTTTTCTTAGAGGTCAAGTCCAGAGAAAGTTAGGTCCCGATTGGCGTGCAAATAGCCCAGCAGACCTACAGATTTCAGAAGTAAGATCATTTATGTTCGAAGTAGTAGGATCCAATCCTGCAGCGGTTTTTTCTAGCATGCAACCATATCCTGATGCGCTAAAAACTCTTTGGCCTTTTATCACGAATTCAGGGTACACGGTAAATATTCTATCCGCACCCATCAGTGCAAGGTCACATGCTCCGAAAGGCGCCACAGCAGAAGCTGGAAAGAGATCATGGCTCTCAAATCCTGACAATGGTATTAGTCCTCCCCCTGCAGATATCATCATCTCGCCCTCGCGTGATAAGCCTAATTATGCTGTCATTAACGATGTGCCAAACATACTTATTGATGACAAGGTATCAACTGTTGACGCGTGGAATGAGAGGGGAGGCATTGGCATCCTACACATTTCAGGAAACAGCGCAAAAACTGTTGCCAATTTGAGGAAAGCAGGATTAAAATGACCGCAAATATAGACGTATGGAAGCTTTTTACAATAGTCCTTGGGTGTTTAATTATGCCCCTTGCTGGTTGGGTTTGGACGGTTAATGTTGAAGTAGCACAACTAAGGAACGATCTAGGTGATTTAGAAGTTCAAGTTGCACAACTTGAAGCCGAGGTTGAGGAACACGAGGAAGCATCAAGAACATTGATTCGTGTTGAGAGCGATCTGAATCACGTAAGATCTATCTTGACCAGGATTGAAGATCTGGTGACAAGATGAAGATGATTCTTTTTCTTTTAACCCTGGGCTGCGGAGTAACACTTGCCGACAATGCGTTAAAGGTAAAACAAGACCTTACTGATCTTGAGCGAGATGCAAGAGCACTCGAGCTTTTCTTACAAGACAAAAAAGATCATAGTGATTACTGCCCGCAGATAAGTTGGAATCAACCAGACATCGCAGTTTATAAAGAGACGCTGGAATCACAGCTTCCAGAGGGGTGCAAATGATGGATCGTTTTGTAGAATGGCATAAAGCAAGGATTCAATGCGTAGCAGATTATTGTGAATTGTCACCGTATCAGATGCTTTGGGTCGCCGCAATCAAGGGCACAATATTCGGATACTTGATGGGAGTGTACTTATGAAAATCACACGTAAACAGCTGAGGCAAATTATTAAAGAAGCCACAGATACTAAGCTCTCTAGAGCTAGAAGCAAAGGTAATCTACCAGATGCAAGACCTGATGAAAAGAGGGCTGCAAGAAGAGCAGAGCGTCGACACGGTGATGCTGAAGTTAGACGGTGGAGGGAGCTGAACGACCAAATGCACCGCGTAGAACACGAACTTAAGTTTGCGCAAGATCCTGCTTGGGATTCTGATGCAGACACGAACGATCCCAATGACGTTGATTCACAAGACATGGCAGATGCAAAGAGGCATGCAAAGCCTAACACGCCAGAAGGGATGGCCAAGTATCTGGGTATCAGTGTTGAAGACTGGTATAGAATTAGGCAGGAGCTTGACGATCATTACGAAGATAGACATAGAGAGGACCAGATGGAATCAAAGAAGATAAGAATCAAAAGATCTGATCTAACTAAAATGGTACACAGTGTTTTATCTGAAGATGCCTTAGGCGCATCAGTAATGTCAAATATCAATGATGCAGTTTCGCAACAGATGACAAATATCCAAAAGCAGAGAGAAGCACTTGCAGAAAAAATGAAAGCGGCAATCGCTGCTCAGGATACAAGATCAGTTGAAAATATTCAAAAGCAGTTAGCTGCCTTGGACAAGGCGTCCGAAGAGTTGAGTGATGCCAGAACTCAAACTGCTAGCAACCTATCACCTGAATCAGTTTCTTCAGATAAGGATCCCGAGGAATACACAACTGTTGAAGGAAAGATCCGAAAGGCTGATCTTCTTGCCATAATAATCGAGGCACAACAAGAATTAGACGATCTTCAGCCAGTCTACGATTTCGGCAACAAAGGAGAGGACATTGAGTCCTATGACCCGATGGCTGTTGCAGCTGCTGAGACTGCAATCGCTGTTCTCGGTCTACAACCCGGCATGTCAAAGCACGAACTCCCACTCGGTGGTGAACTCGAGAACGAGATATATCACGCACTTGAAGCAGAGGGCTTAACTTGGCAAGAAGATCGCTTGACTGAATTAGGCGACCAAGCACTATCAGTCGCAGGGATTCTTTTGGGTGTAGGATCTAAACACTTTTAGAACGAAGCCGATAGATAGTAATACACCAATTCAAAAGGAGTTATTGCTATGCTTGAATTAGTTGCGAACCTCGTAGGAGGTATTGTCCACAGTGTTGTCGGTCTTGGTTTGACAGCACTTGATTTCGGTCTAGGTGTTCTCACCTGGCTTCACGTTGAAGCACCTCGCCTCGAGGGCTTACTTGTAGGCGTCGGCTTGGCGTGGTTAATGAATAGAAGAGATAAGCATCCATTGCTTAGAGCACTTAGTGCACCACTCAAGTTAGTCCTTGATATTCTCGATCTTGCCTGGGATCAGGCATCAGAGTTTGTCCTCGACGTTTGGGGTGTTGCTAAAGACTGGTCTCTCCGTCCAGTTAAGTGGGTATGGGATAGAGTCAAATCTCTTGCCAGCGGCGGAATGTCTCAACTTACGGGTCTTCGTGATAGGCTTAGAAAGAAGGCAGAGTAGAAATTAATCATAAAACTGCTTGATATCATCTATGACATAGAAGTGTCTTATTAGATTGGTATCAAGCAGTTTTCTTTTATAAGACTTCGGAAATGTGATTTTGCCTTTTACGGCAACGTACTGGTCTTTGTAGATTCGATCATTTGCATTGTTTGTGTGTGCTAACGTTTCAATGTCGAAGAACGATTCAAAGAAGGGAATATTGCTGACGAACTTCTCGAATGTGTAGAATAACACCCAGTTGTTGTTATCCATCGGAAACAGTATATAACCTAACTCCTTTGGGAATGCAACAGTGTCAATCCTCGTTAAACTAAAGAACTCTCCGAGCCAATCATTAAAGGTGTGATGCCACTTTTGTTTAAAGAAAAGCTGTATAATCTTTTCTGGTGTTTCGTCTAAGATCTTTTCTTTTTCCATGACAAAACACTTATCACCCTTATATTTGTTTCCTTCACACAGTACCCCGGTATTCTTTTTGTCTGAGTAAGTTTGAAAGAAGTATGATAAGTTTCTATCGAGAGGGTTCCTGATACCCGAAATGATTAGCGTGTTAGATTCGTTTTCAATCACTTCTTTTAGTTGCAGTAGTGAATGCCCATGGCTTATTTTATATTTCTTATATAAGGAATGTTTAAAGGCAGAACTCGCTACTTTCGCAACTGTTATAATTCTTATTTTGTCAATGCCCAGGCTTCTTACTTTGTCCATATAACTAAGTATGTAGACGATATATATTATATGATGCGGAGCAAGAGATGCCCTATGATATCATAAAGCGCAGCTGTAAACAATCTGATGGGTCAAAGGGTACACATGTTGTGGTCAAGAAGCAAGCCGACGGAAAGACAGAGCAAGTATCATGTCACACCAGCGAAGAAAAAGCTAAGTCAGCTGTGAGAGCAAAGCATGCGCATGAAGGAAAAACAATGAAAATTACACGCAAACAACTAAGCCAGATGATCAAAGAAGAGAAGAACAAACTCTTGAAAGAGGGTTTCCTAATCACAGACCTAATCAGCGACGCAGCCAAAGCACTTAGCGCCGGCGAGGCCGGTACTCTTGAAGGCCTCGCTGTGAAGATAAGCGATGCATTAATGCCTGAAAATGAGTTAAGGGCATGGGAAAATTTGTTTGATGCCATGATTGATGCAGCATATGCTGTAGAAGAACGCGATGATCCAAGCGGCTACTAAAATGAAAATCACAAAGAAACAACTTAGACAGATAATCATGGAAGAGATTAGTCACATGGCAGTCCCCGAAGGTGGTATGAGCGTCCTCCGGGCACAGCACACTCAAGCCCTTTCTGACGCGATCGCTCCGCTGTTTAGCGAAGAGAACAAAGCTGCGCTCAGAGATGCGATGATGCCAGTACTTCAGGTTGCAGCTGAAGACCTCGGCGGCCCAGGCGAGGCGAGCTTCCATGATGAGGCACGCTCCCTCGTTTACGATGCCATCAAGGTACACCTTCAGGATATCGTTGACGAGGTCTTGAACGCTCCATATCAAAAAAATTAAAACAAAGGGTGTACACCTCTTTTTCTGTGTTTATTATATTACTGTAGCCGGATCACTAGTGAACGGTTACGCACACTTATACTAACATAGATAAGGAGAAGTATCATGAGTGCAATTATTCGTAGGCGTCCGTTTCCTGCTCGGACAGTTTCAAAGCAGGAGTTCCTCACCCCATTCGATCGCATCTTTGATGACATGCTAGGAAATATGTTTCCAACATTTGCGGCAGATCTAGGCGACGATTTCTTTGCAAAGGGATCTTTCCCTAAGGTAAATGTAATCAATCGCGATCAAAACATCCTCATTGAGGCAGCTATTCCAGGTATGTCGAGAGATGAAATTGAGGTAGAGATGACAGATAAGATTTTGACAATTCAAGGAGGGAGCAATCAGCGAACCGACGTGGAAGACTCTCAGTATGTTAAGAGAGAGATTAAGCGATCTGCGTTCCGTCGCTCGTTTACTTTGAATGACAACTTGGATTCTGACAATATTAGTGCGACATTTGACAACGGTATTCTTTCGCTTAGTATTCCTAAGATTGTACCGGATACAGTTCGAGCTGAGACTAGAAAGATCCAGATTGGTTAACACATTTCGCTGCGGCCTCTAAGGGGCCGCAGCATTACCCACACATAAAACACAGGAGTTTACATTGGGAAAGGTTATTGGAATTGATTTGGGCACAACAAATTCATGTGTCGCAATCGTAGAAGGAAAAGAACCAAAGGTTATCACGAATAGCGAAGGAGAGCGGACGACACCTTCTGTTGTAGCTTATACGAAAGAAGGAGAGCGCTTAGTGGGCTCTGCTGCTAGAAGACAAGCGATCGTAAATCCAGAGTCTACTATTTATTCAGTGAAGAGATTCATGGGAATGAGGTTCAACGAAGCAAAGAGCGAGGTTAAAAAGGTACCATATAAAGTTGTCAGCGGCGATTCTGGTGACTGCAGAGTTATGGTAGGCGATAAGAAATTAGCTGCTCCAGAAATTTCTGCACAAGTTTTAACGAAGCTAAAAAGAGACGCAGAAAGATATTTGGGGACAACAGTAGAAGGGGCGGTAGTAACAGTACCGGCATACTTTAATGATGCTCAACGACAAGCCACTAAAGACGCTGGTAAGATCGCTGGACTTGAAGTTAAGCGAATCATCAATGAGCCTACAGCGGCCGCAATGGCTTACGGCTTAGATAAGAAAGAAGAGCAAAAGGTTGCTGTCTTTGACCTGGGTGGCGGAACATTTGACATCTCTATTCTTGAGATATCTGATGGCGTTATTGAGGTTCTTAGCACAAATGGTGACACTCATCTAGGGGGCGATGATGTCGATCAAATCTTAATTGATTGGCTATTTAATTCTTTCAAGAAGGACACGGGAATTGACATGAGTCAAGACAGTATGGTTCTTCAGCGAGTAAGAGAAGCAGCGGAAAAAGCGAAGATAGAACTTTCTAGTGCTCAACAAACAGAGATAAACTTACCCTTTATCACTGCTGATTCATCAGGCCCGAAGCATCTTGTTCAATCATTGACTAGAGCTAAGTTTGAGCAAATGATTAGTAAGTTTGTTAATAAGACATTAACCCCTGTAAAGCGAGCTCTAAAAGATTCAGGTTCTAGTGTTGATGATATTGATGAAGTAATAATGGTGGGAGGTTCAACCAGAATTCCATCGGTTCGAAGTGCTGTTGAAGAGTTCTTTGGAAAGGCGTCAAATAATACCGTAAATCCAGACGAAGTTGTAGCACTTGGTGCAGCAGTGCAAGGAGGCGTGTTTAGCGGCGATGTGACAGATATGCTACTTCTTGACGTAACACCCTTGTCATTAGGTATCGAAACTTTGGGCAGCGTATGCACAGTTTTAATTCCAAGAAATACTACAATCCCCATATCAAAGTCTGAGGTATTTAGTACAGCAGCCGATAATCAGAGTGCTGTTGACATTCATGTCTTGCAAGGTGAACGAAAGTTCGCATCAGATAACAGAACGTTGGGGCAGTTTCAGCTAACTGGTTTACCACCGGCACCTCGAGGAGTGCCTCAAGTAGAGGTAACTTTCGATATCGATGCAAACGGAATCATCAGCGCTTCAGCAAAAGATAAAGCAACAGGGAAAGAGCAGTCTATTCGAATCGAAGGACAAGGCGGTCTTACAGACGATGATATAAAGGAAATGGTAGAAACAGCAAAAGCTGCAGAAGAAGAAGATCAGGCTAGATTTGAAGCAGTCGCGACCAGAAACAAACTAGACACAATGATCTATCAAGCCGAGAACACCCTTTCAGATGAAGAAATTCAGTTAGACCCTGATTCAGAAGAAGAGCTTCGATCAGCAATTACAGAAGCACAGGCAGCAATGGATGCAAATGAAAACTTGGAAGAGGCATATACTAATTTAGAAAATGCTGTACACAAGATAAGTAAGGAGTTGTTTGAAAACTCAGATTTAAATGACGCAACACCTGAGGAAGATTACGACCTTGAAGAAGATGATGTAATTGATGCAGACTTTGAAGAAGCAGATTAGCATGTAAGTTTTGTGTAAAACTCCTTGATGTATTGTATAATACTAACATAAGGTATAATACATCAAGGAGCATTCTAGTGCGTAATCTTTTTACGGGAAATTCTAATGAGTATCAAGACTGGGATTCAAATGATGATGCACATCAACTAATTGCACATCGTCATTTCTGTAATTTGGAGAACGCTATTTTAGATTATTATGGTGCAGATGGAGGAGACAATACCTTTAAAATCGACGACGTTGTCTTTAAAGTATTGGAAGACCCCAATGACGGTTATCGATCAATGCTTGGTGCCATTGAATATACGGGTGAACATAATAGCATTTTCTTTTCTACACCTATTGCTCGCGTAAAGATCGTGACTTATGAGAACATAAACGACGACGAGTTCGGTAATTCGAAGAATCACGGTTATCGATTGATTGACGTATCTGATGGTCATGTGTGGCTGGAGTTTGGAACACATAATTATGATGACTACTATCCATACTTTGTTTTTAGACACTTTCCAAAAGAGGCACCATGATGAAGTCTCTTTTTCTTGTACTCTTTTTGAGCTGTGTTCCAAATCGATATTCAATGAAGAGTATTCTTCCTGTTGAAAGTCCATGTGTGGATGGAGTGCTTGTCAATCTAGACGATCGATGTGTAAGTCTATACTGGGGCCGTCAGGAGGAAGTACTTATAAAACTGCGATGTACTTATGCAAGAGAAGATTCATGGTGGGCAAATACTGCTTTCTTTATAACGCCTCTAGACTATGATAGTTTAGACAACCCATTGTTGGATTTGTATTGCACTGATAAGTTCTTTAATGTATATACAGGCCCTACAATGATTCGATTAGGGGGAACTTATGAAGAATAGAATTTTAAAGGTTGTAACCTGGCGATGCATTTCTATAGCAACGACTTTGGCAGTAATATACGGCATGACAGGTGATGTGAAAGCTGCTACAAGCATTACAGTTTTTTTGCATGCCCTCTTGACCGGGGGTCACTTTGGTTTTGAAATACTATGGGAGAGATTTTATGAAGATAAAGATAGGTGATTTAGTACGGGTACAAGAGCCAAGAGCATGCGGAGGCCTCCGACCAGGCGCCGTTGGATTAGTGCTAGATGAAGATAAGCACCAACCAGGGACACCCAGATGGACAGTTCACTGGCTCCACGGAAACAGTATTGATGATACAGGAATGATAATGAAAGAAAGTGTAACTTATGGCTACGGCCTAGAGGTGATTGGTAGTGTCGCTTAAATCTAGAAAAAGTATAGATCAGGCAGGGCCTGATAATCATGAAGAGAAAATCGTCTATTTTAGAAAAGATAAAGGCGGAACCTACACCAAGGTAATTAAAACTACAATAAGAGATTGGAAGACTAGTGCAGTAAAGACACTTAAGCGATTACCTGACATAGAACAAGGCCCGTTTAAGATTGTAGACCCTGATGAAGAGTATGATGAGACACAATCTTACGAAGATTTTGATGGAAAAATAAGGCACATGTACTTTAAACTACTAGAGGAAAATAATGAAACTAGTTAGAGATAACATCCCTAAGATTATTGAAAGGGACGGCAAGCTCTGTACATGGCGTCATTGCAACGGTCGAGATGAACACATGGTATTCTTGGGCATGAAGATGTCAGAAGAAGTTCAGGAGTTCTTGCAAGATCCTTCTATTGAAGAAGCTTCTGATATGTATGAAGTTTTAATAGCTATAATTCAACTGTATGGGTATGATCTTGATACAGTTATGAAGTATGCTGGAAAGAAAAGATTTGAACGGGGCGGGTTTTCACAAGGGGTGATACTCAAGGCTGTTAATGATGAGAAGAGCTGACTGGAAAAAACAAATAGATGACGTCACTAATTGGATCTTAGCAGCTGGATATACTTTGCGTATATATACTGGCGCTGATGACCAGGTCGACTTTGATATGAAAGAGGTTCATATTAATTCACGTCTTCACCCGGAGAATCGATTCTACACAATGCTTCACGAATATGGTCACATCGAGATATCAGTCAAAGCTGCCAAACAATTTGAGTCAGATCACCCGATGTATGTAAGATCCGGCGCTTTTTTAGGGACAATGTCTCAAGCAGCAAGAGTATCAGTAGTTGCTGAAGAGTTCGAGGCCTGGCGCCGCGGCAGAACGCGTGCTAGAAAAGAAGGTCTGTTTATAGATGACAAGAAATATGACAAACAAATAACTCAATATATGATGGCATATATTGATTGGGCAGCTAGATAGGAGCTGGTATGAACAAGGAAAAATATGAAGACCTCATTTTGCGATTTGCGAAAGAGCTTCATGAGGTTGGAGTAACCGAAGGTATGAGGAAGATTATTGAAGCACAGTGGACAAGAGCTCCCAACATTGCAGTTGTGCTAGCCGAAGAGGACACCCGAAAGTTTACATATGTCCATGACGGTTATGAGATTCGTGCAGTTCAAAATATAAAACTTGTGGTGAAGAAATGCAAGTAGGTGATCTAGTTAGATTTAGTGGTGAAATGCATAGTCACCTACCGTATTCTGTTTATGGAATTATTGTTTCTCTAGAGCGACCAAGAGCTAATCAACATAAGCCACCGATTTGGCGGGTACTTTGGCAAAACTTTGATCAAGGCACCCAGTTGGAAAGCGAAGACTACCTCGAGGTGATAGATGAAAAAAGAAATGGTTGATCATCCTTCTCACTATAATCAGGGAAAGATAGAAGTGATAGATGCTATAGAGGATTGGGATCTTAACTTCTGTGAGGGTAATGTGATAAAATACGTTGCTAGGCACAGACACAAGAGCGTACCTCTTGAAGATCTTAAGAAAGCTCAATGGTACCTTGAAAGATTGATTAAGAGCATTGAAGATGAAAGTAGGTGACATGGTGAGGTACAAAGGATGGATTCAGTACACTGATGCTGTTAAACACTTTTCCAGTACAGATCCTGTTGGGTTAGTTGTAGATCAAAAGTCTAACGGGAATGAGTTTCACCATAGGATCCGAGTAATGTGGATGAGTACAGAACCCCCTATTCAAGCAAAGGCATTGTCGATAAAAGGGGGAAAAATTACAACTTGGGTCCATCCCAAGCACTTTGAGGTGATCAATGAAAGTCGGTGATCTGGTAAAAACAACGAATCATAAAAATGCGCGAGCTTATCCAGGGGGTCTAGGCATTGTTACCAGCGATATGGGCTCTTTGACATGCGGCCCCAATGATATTGTGTATGTCTTGTGGCCTGATGCGGGACAAGAAAGCCCAGTGAGGATTATGCTTTTGGAGTTGATCAGTGAAAGTCGGTGATCTTGTTGTTGATATGAATGATCACATGAACGGCCTAGAAGAACCCGAAACAGGTCTGGTTATTTCTATTGTCAGCAATGTAGAAATTCCACCACTAATTGAAGTGCTATGGTCAGAAGGGGCCATCTCGAGAACTTACACAGATGATCTAAAGATTTTATGTAAATCTCAGGATCGCATGGTAAAATAAGAGAGTTAGGAGAGATTATTATGAAAGTTGTTATGCTTGATGCATACAATCTAATTCACAGGGCACGAAGCGGATTTACAAAAGGAGATCATGCTGTTGTCTATAACTTCTTTCGTGGGATTCGACCGATAATCGAACTCCACAATCCGGATCGAGTGTACTTCGTTCTTGAGGGAATTCCAAAACATAGACAAGCCCTGCTACCGTCGTACAAGGGAGACAGAGTCTCTCCCGGTGACAGCTTCCATAAACAAAAACGAATCATTATCAGTCTTATAAAAACATCTTTTCCGTTTCAAGTAATGCAAGCAGAAGATCTTGAGTGTGATGATTTGATTGGAAATCTTGCTCATTATCACGAAAGTAATGGAGATGAGTGTGTAATTGTATCGGGAGATTCTGACTTTATTCAGGTTCTCGATAAAAATCCAAGCGTCAAGCTTTATCATCCTATTAAGAAGACATATGTTGAAAAACCCGGATATCATTATTTGACATGGAAAGCCCTGTGTGGTGACAAGACTGACAATATTCCGGGTATCAAAGGAGTAGGCGCCAAGACAGCAGAGAAACTTTGTAAGAATGCTGGGCAGATGGAGACTTTTCTACAAAAGAACGACAATCGAGTCGTCTTTCATCGAAACTTTAGGTTGATTGCATTTCCTGAGATTGCGGGATTTCGACCCTGCGACTATACAGTTACTACTGGAGAGTTTCATGAAGGAGATATTCGGGAGTGCTTTGAAGCTATGGGTTTTACTTCCATGCTTAAGGAGAGTACTTGGAAAAAGTACGCTGCAACATTCCGTGATTTACGATAATTTTGAACATTAATAGAAGACAGAGTATAATAAAAAGAAGTCGACATGCCAGTCGCGATATAGCGAGGGACAACTGGTATTCGCAGGCGCAGGGAGGCACGGCCTAATGGCCCATCGCGGCAAAAAATGCAATGAGCAGATGGCGCGCCATAATAGGTGCCTCAAATTTTTCCAGGCCCATAGCTCAATCGGTCAGAGCATTTGTCTCATAAACAAAGGGTTCCGGGTTCGAGTCCCGGTGGGCCTACCATTTACGGCTGAGTGGTGGAATTGGTATACACACGAGACTTAAAATCTCGCGCCCCATCGGGCTTACGGGTTCGAGTCCCGTCTCAGCTACCATTAAAGGAAATTATATGTTTGTTAATCCATGGAAATTTGAAGTAGGTGATTTAGTCGAGTACAGACTTTTGACACAAATGCTTCCGCCAACTTTAAGTTCAGCAATTAGAAAAGCTGGACCTGCTGTGATTGTTGACAGACGTCGAAAAGAAATGTATGTTGAAGCGCGCCCAATACGAATTGTTGAAATAGATGAATATTGTATCATGGTTGATGGAACGGGACATTGGGCTCCTGAAGAATCGCTTAACTTGTCGCAAACATCAGGAGTATGAAAATGGGATCGATGTCGCGAAAAATGCGTAGAAAGAAACAGAAGAGTAAAAAGAAAGTAGCAAAAAAGAAGCTTAGTAAGATTGCATGGGCAATCGCTGCAATGCCAGATAATTGCTCAATGTGTGATAAGCATGTTGATAAGGCAGCTATCGGAACCCAACTTGACTGGCATGTCGAGATCGACAACAATAATAATATGAGGCTAACATGCCCCAACTGTAAAGGAAGCAAATAATGCATATCTATCAAATTACTTTTGTAGACACTTCAGGTGAAGAGCATATTCACGTAGTCACAACCGGCCTAGATCAGGCCCGTGAATCAGTAAGCGCACTTGAAGAAAGAGCGAAAGATGTTCTTGCTGAAATTTCAAACAGGCCCAGCGTCGTTTCAGCAGAAATGACAAGACGTTTACTCCCAGGGATTTAAACAATGACTGAGACATTGAAATCGGTAAAAGTACGAGGATATAATAAGACTCACACGTTTACAATAGAGGTGACCAAGCTCGCCGGCCACACATTCTATCAGTTCAATAAGAATGGTAACAAAGTTTTGAACTGCACACCCAATGAGTTTGAGAAATTTATAAAGCTATTTAGCTAGGAGAAATAATGGGAAGCAAGACACAACGTCAAAATCAGCATGTCCGTAGACTAGAGGCTAAGATTAAACGTCACAAGTCTAAAGGTAGGGATACTAGTAAGATGGAGAAGGAGTTGGGATACTGTACAGGTGACAGTCGCCCGGAGTTTAAAACTGGCCGCGATGCAGATCCTCGACTCAAAAAGCATCGATAGGTGAAACAGTGAAAAGTGTAAAAAGGGAACTACTTAAGTTCTTTAACAGCCCAAGATTTAGTCTCGCTTGTGCAGGAGTGAATGGTTTTTTTGCTCTAAACTCTTTTGTTGATGGAAATATCACCTGGGGTATTGTTTGTACAGTTTTTGCAGGATTTTGCTTTAACAACTATATTAGTGGAATAAAAAGGGAGAGATGATGACTACAGGCGTTACAATCGGTTTGTTATGCATGACAGGATTTATGTTCTGGGCTATTTTTTTAGTAGATTAGGTTACTAGTACCAGCCTGCGTAATATTTATATTGATAGAGTACGGAGTCGCTGAGTTGTTTAATGAGAATTTGCTAAGGAGATGGGTCAGGACGTCGTTATTAGAAGCCAAGAAACCCTTAGCTGGGCTTGGTGATAAGACGCCAGACAGTCCATTTGGACCTTCGACTGCCAACGGGCAGATGTCGTTTATTGCTGAGTGGGCAGTTTACTTTGCCGCGCGCAACCCGGGATCTCTGGAAGCAAATGAATGGAAAGAGTGCCAGGCGGATCGACGCTATAGCGCAGCTTTTGACTCAGCAAACAAACTAGTAAAAGATGAGAACGATCCTACGGGCCCGATGGCACAAAATCTCAGTAAGGTTCAGAATTTACTGTCAGCGATGAAATCGCTGGCTTCTGAAGCACTTGCTGATCTATCATCAAACAGAGCCATTGACACAGAGATTTTACCAGGAAACGGTTCTAAGCCCAAACCTGACAATGATGAGATTGATGTTGTACTTAAAGGTGTTGATGTTCATATAAAGCTTAATGACGATCTTCGTGTAGGCGGTCTGACAAGAGGTAAGCTAACAAAGGGAGACTACCTTCAAGGTTACCTCTCTTCTGATATTTACTATAGGGCTATTGAGTCATTTGTGACAAAGCATATCTTAGATCCAAAAACTGCAACACCTGAGTACAGGGACAAGATCATCGATGTGAATGTGGGTGGAAAGAAGAAGTCTTTTATTACGACAAAGCCTGATGCTTCTTCAAACATTACCATCGGAAAAAGTACTGTCAAACTTAAAAGAGATGCTAAGGGTGAGGTCATTACCAACAAGAAGGATCAACCTGTATTTACAACGCCTACATTTGAATTAAGTCGAGAGATGACCAATATGGGTGTAACAGTTCAAGATCCTCGTTTCGCTGATTTATGGGAACGATCAAAGATAGGCGGGCCAGCTGTCCATGTTCCTGATCCAAGCCCGAAGAATCCTGCAAGAACGGGCTACGGTGTAGAGTTTAGAAACAATATATCACCCAAAGATTTAGAATCTGGCCAAACTTATTTTCGCATAACCCCGAAAGGCATACCTCACCTCTTAGAGGGCGGAAAGGATATCTGGGTTTACGATCATTATCTGGACAGCGGCTTTGGCAATATGAAGTCTCCAGGAAAAGATCCCGATGCGAAATCTGCTCAGGCTGCTTACTTCAATCTTTTTATAGATAAGCATGATGAGTTCGTCGGTTTATTAGATACGATGGGATTTAAAGATTCTATTGTTGAAGATGCAACAAGGAAATTGTTTGGTGTGGCGGCCGGACAAGAAAACACCCGGGAGACGGCGTATATTAAGTTTACTGTTCCGTGGAGTAAAATGGCAAAAACAGCCGCATCTGAAGTTGCTAGTACCGTAGGGATAGACTCAATATTCTATCCGGGCATTCCCGATCTAAGAGTTGTTGAAGAGAAACAAAGAGAAGGTGTGAATCCATCAGTATATTATAGACTTTATGGGACAGATGCTCTTCAAGATAAAGAGTTGGCTTACATAAAGTTCAGGCACTTCGATGGTAATCGACCACCTCAAGTCTTTCTTGGCGCAGATAGCGGGATTCTGACGCAAGAGGTAGATCTGTTCTCAAAGTCAGGCGGCGTTTCAGGTGCGATGCAAACAGCAGCTGTCCAGCGACAGCTAACTAAAGACCCGGTCCACACAGCAACAGAATACTTTCAGGGTACGCCACAGGTTCGTGATGACATTGTAAAGCAGTTCCTGAGCGATAACAATATCGTCATTCAACAGGGTATAGAAGTTGCTCCTGTGACTCGGAATGATATACTTAGCTGGGTTGATTCCAACTGGAACAGGCTCAAAAGCCATGTGCCTACGGGGCCTGACGGTGCCGAGAATGAGACAGAAGCCAAGACTTGGGTGTGGGCGATGATTGCTCAAGAGTTAAAAGACCTTGGCATTCTTACAGAGTCAGCCGCTAAAATGCTGGGCACAATCATTGCAGAAAACATAATTAGAAGATGGGTTAGAATATCTTTAATTGTCGAAGGGTTAATGGGATGAATGAGAATTTATTAAGAGAGTGGATTCGACAGCAGCTTTTAACAGAAGCACAGTTACACGAAGGTCAAGTATTGGGGTTTATCGCTGAATGGTCTGTTTATGCTGTGGTCTCTAATGATATGCCGCTTCAAGAGATAGCACAAAAAGCTGAAGAGATAAGTACTTCCAATAGTGTTTGGAAGCTATGTATCCAAGACGGTCGCGTTGTAAAGCCCTATAAAGAGGCGCTAGGACGAGATCAGGCAGAAGCTCAAAAGAAGGATGAAGCTGCTGGAAATACTGAAAGCATAGATGCACTCAAAGACTATATTAATAATCACGACGGCCGGTCCCCGCGTCAACAAGCAGCCTATGAAGCTTACACAGAAATGGCATACGTTTTTAGAGATGCTGTGGGAGGTGAAACTTTCGGCGGCCCTGAAGGCAATACAACACCCTCAAATCAACCCTCAACAGCAGCAATTGACGTGCCATGTGTAAGCGCTGATATTCACGTAAAGTATAACGACAAAAGTCGACTAGAATCTTTTAGAAGAACCTCCATAAGCAGATCTTCAGATTCCGGTTTGTCGCCAGGTTCTCCATCAACTAAGATATATGACGCTGTTATCAAATCTATTGTTCAGCCAGAAGGCCGCCCTGCAGGAACAAATATTGCTATGGATTATCCAGAGTACAAGTGGATGACTGAAGAACTGAATCCGCCATTAAAGCCCGAAGATCTTTTCGTTGGAGAGACGAAAATTGTTAAGAACAAAAGGACAGGAAAGGCGCAAAAGGAAAGAACGGGAGCTTTGGGGTCATCATTAAAACGACCGGGAGAATTATCTGGTCTTAAAAGTCTCTGGAAAACAAGAAGGCCCGAGTTGATCAAGGCTGCAATCGAATCAGGTGTACCCTCTCCAGAATGGGATCGTGCACCAAGAAAAAATTATCTTCCGCTAGGTTTGATTCCCGCTTCAAATGTAGGCGTCAAAGCATCAGCTAAGCTGAAAGAGCAAGGAGTAACAAGCTATCAAGGCCTTAGGGGTGAGGTGCTAACTTATGAGTCTCAAGTATCTAATGATGGCGTTTGGTGGAATATCAAAACAGAAACAGGCCCAGAGCCGCTAACGGAGGGAGAGCTGTTATCTCTCGCGAGGTATGATGACGTTGACATGGCTTATCAATCTTGGACAACATCTAGAGCAGACCTTCTAAAGGGCTCTGGGTTTGGCGACTTCGGGGGAAGAGACGAGTTGTATGATATGTTGAGATCTGATTACTTGCCGCAACTTAAAAAAGATCTTTTTGCTCAACACTTTCGAGGAGTGGATTCTGCCGTTGCCGAAG